GGACCGGTAAACGTAGTAACGCCCATAAGAGCCTCCTGCACGATGCAATCACGTTGTCTGTGCAGTGTCCGCTTGGCCGGTCAACGTGATCAGAAATCCAAGACGATAAAGGGCGGGGCTTTTGACCCCGCCCCGTGGCATTACGATGGGAACGAGCCCCAGATAGAACGCCAGTTGTAGTAGCCGAACGAGTAACGCTCGTAGCCCTTGACCAGCAAATTGTCTGTCACAAAGTCAACTTGCATGTCGGTCTCGAACTTGATGCGCTCCATGTAGGAGAGACCATCGATGTTCGTGAGCAGGAACCAAGCAGATGTCGAGGTCAAGAAGTCGTTGACCATGTAACCTTCTGGCAGGCCGCCAGCGGTCATCATGATTGCGTTGACATCGTTATCTGCCGTACCCGGACGGAGTTCCGTCTTCGTAAGGCGGATCGCAACCGGCTCAAGAGCCGGGGGAACGATCAGCTTACGAGCGCGGGCGAACACCTTCAGACCGGCCTGATCTTTGAAGTTTGTACGAACGGCAATCATGCCATTCAGCAGCGAAGCTTCGTTAAGGTCAGTGTCCGTTGTCGGGCGGTTCGCAACCGTGCCACCGTCAATCGGGTGGTCCGTGGCAATCAGCGCCTTACCGTCGCCGCCGACAGACGCATTATACGTTGTCGCCGTGTTGAGGACGTTGGCACCATAGATTTCCTTCGTCTGCTGGAAGGACTCGATGAGGCCAAGGTTCGACGGGGCAAACTGCGTCTTATAGAGGTTGTCATCAATCGCTTTGCGCGTGATGGCATAACCCAGAGCAATTTCAGTATGCTCTTGGTTATAGACGTAGCGTTCGCCTGCGTTGTTATCAAACGCCGTCTGACCACCTTCAGTCTTCAACTGCGCGAGGCCAAGGAAACGCATCTCAGCGGTGCGTTCCAGAGCCATACGCGACTCGTGCTTCGTGAAGATTTTGTCGTACTGGGACGGAATCTGCTCGTATTTGCCTTCAACTCCACGGAGACCGGGAAGGAGAAGGTCTTTAATGGCGGAAAGATTAACGGCCATTGGTCCTTACTCCTTAACCAACCGAAGTGAGCTGCTTGGTGCTCACGTTGTTGAAGGCGACGATGACATAGTTGTACGCGCCAGCTTCCGTACCCGGACCGCCCGGAGGCTGCGTCACAAGGCTGATAAGACGGAAGGGAAGCGTAGCTGTCGTTGTCGGGGTAACGCTGATGTCAACGTAAGCGCCCGAAATGCCCGTGTTCGCGTTGCCGGTGCCATATGCAAACTGGACGTTCGCATTGAGGTCGCCAAAAACTGCGCCGACCGACGAAGAGCCGCCGACCTGAGCGATGAACTTAGCATTCGGATCGTTCACAACGTATGCTTCAACGTCAGCCGAAGCATCGGAACCGGGCCAATAGTTGGACCAAACCGTGCGCTTCTGGCTCGTGGAAAGATACTTGCAGCCGTAGAAGATACCAGCGACCTGAACCGTGGGAGCGCCTGACGGATCGCCCTTGGAAACATAGCCAGTATTAAGAGGAACTACCGGGTCGCCCCAGTAAACAGCATTCGTGTCATCCTTATCAATGACCATTGCGACCTGCTCATATGTCGGAGCAGAGCCGGTGCCAGACCACTGACGGAATCCGAAAGGCGCGTTTGTGTTCGCCATTACGGAATCTCCTAAATCTTAGGAAAAGTCCCGCTCATTGCGCAGCGTGGCAACTAGGGACCGTTTTAAGGCGAGACCCTCACAGCGTGGAGAGCCGGACCCTATTGGGTCATGCCACGAGAATACTTTGCCATGCCACAAAAGTAAAGGCCGCCCCGAAGGACGGCCTGCCACAACTTTTGATTGTGTTTTGATCGAGTCAACGCTTGTTGAATGCCACCGCAAACATGCCATCGCGGTCAAGGGTGTTCTCCCTGCCACATGACATTCCTGCCAGCTTGCCACTGCCATACACATCACCGCGCTCGCGGACAGTGCGATGGAATGCCATGGCGTCCCTCTCGTCCTTAAACCATTCGACGGAGTAGCCATCGAAGTGTTCAATAGGATTAGCCTTGACCGGTGCAGCCTCAACCTTCGGCACAATCGGCACCTGCTCCTGTTTGACAGGAGCAAACTGCTCGACAACAGCCTCGACTTCGGCCTTGTTCACAACCTCTTCTTTTTTCTTACGAGCCATGAACTTTACTCCTTCGGAACTTCCATGGGCTCATAGCCCTTCTTGATCTGCGGCCGGACACGCGGATCATTGCGCTCAAACTGACCATCCGGGGCCTGCGTCAACTGCTGCTCTTTCGAGCGAACCTGCTGGCGGGCGCGGCGGATTTCAACTTCGCGCATTTCATCCGTAATGACCTTCGGGCGCATCATAAGCACTTGGCCCTTGCGCTCAATGGTCGGATGATTGCCCTCTGGCATCATATGCGGGTGACGCGCGGTCGGGACCGGCTCCCAGCCATCATGGGCCAGTTTGACCTGATAGCCATGATCTTCCTGTCCCATGACAGATTTGCGCTTCCACTCGTAACTCCAACCATCCGGCGGCGGCGGAGCAGCAAACTCGTCAATGCCATCATCCATCGTTCCACCACGATGCTGACGAATCTCAGCAGCACGGCGGGCGGCGGCAGTACGCGGGTCATCATCACGCATGGGCGGCCTCATTGCGGGGCGGTCAACAACCGGAGCAACCGGCTCATGGGCTTCTTCAGTCACAACGGCTTCTCCTACTTTTGCTTGAACCTTGTCCTTCGGCGGACGGCCACGGCGGGGTTTATCAGCGAATAAGTTATCCATTTTGGTTCACCTTAATTGCGGTTGCGCTCTTTTTGCTTCAGTTCCCAGTATTCTCGCGTTGTCAGGCCGCTGATCTTGGCCGCCTCAACCTCTTCCGGGGTCAGACGGATTGTCTGCTGGCGCGTGCCATTATTGCTGACAGGGCTACGAGATACAGGGGCCGCAGCAGGGCTAGACCGGCGCTGCGTTGGGGCAGAAGCTCCCGACAAAGCCTGATCTTGATAGACAGGCTGCTGTTGCGGGGGCGGCTGGCGGTTAATACCAAGCCTGTTCTCAATCATGGAGAAATACTCAGGGCTCTCAGGAATGACGCCCATATCAATGGCGTCCTCATGAGCCCGCGCCATGATACGAATAGACCGGCTGTCACTGATGAAGTTGCGGTTGTTCATCAGCCAATTCTTGGAAATTGGCGAATTGACCCGTTGGATAAGGTCATCAACCGTCATCTCACCCTGTTGGACGGGCGGTGTTTGCGGCTGCGGGGGCCGCGCCTTCATGTCGCTCAGGCCATGCTCCAACTGGAGAATCTTGGCCGAATTCATCGACATGGCCTCTTGAATCTCAGCGGCGCGGTCGAAGTCACCAATCGCCATGGACTCTTTGAGGGAGTTTTTGAGGATTTCCTGATCCCGCTTTAAATTGTCAAAAGCGGTCTGAACAAGGTTAATTTGGACATCGTGGACCTGAGAATTGGCCTTTTCAGCCTGTCGAGCGGCATCACGAGCGCGCTTTTCAGCTTCAATTCTTGCCAGTTTTTCGGATTCATAACGCCGTTTTAGCTCTTGGATACCTTGATCGCCATCTAAAGTAGGCTCTTGTTGCGTTGCAGCATCGCCTTCGGTGGCAGATTCAACAACAACCTCTTCTACAACCTCAGTTTCTTCAACCTTGGCGGCCGGAGGGGCGTCATCAATACCCAAATCCATGTCAATTTGCTCTTCTTTGCCAGACATATTGTTCTCCATCACCACACGCGATCAGGGTGATCGACGCGGCCTCTGATATTCATGTCATCAATCATGCGGCACAGGACATTGTTGACCGTAATGCTCCATCCGTCACTAGGGCGGAACACAACCCAGTCCATTTCATTGATTTGAACGTCTTTGAACCATTGCCCGTTTGTGTCTTCAAACGCTGACGGGCCTTTCTTCAGGACAAGGCCGACTTTTGACTGAAACTTGTCTTCGTCACGGGTCTGGCCGGGCAAGAGAATGCCACTTTTGGTCTTCTCAGGGCGGATATAGACCGCCACAAGCACCTGATTATTGTAGATTTCGAGGGATGAGATGTCCCCCAACTCCTTCAGAATGGCCTCTTTAGGGTCAGTCTGATGTTCCATGATCATAAACGGCATAAATTCCCCCTTCACTCTTTGTTAAGCTCAGAATCTACTTCGTCACAGAATTCCAATGCCGTGCGAAGCCCTTCCACCTTACCGACTTGGTGTCGGTAATTGGAAAAATCAAACCCTTCCTGCATGTAGGCTACGGTCATGTATTCTTTGATGCGCTCAATCTCTTGCTGCATCATTTTGCGATATTCGTGCAAAAACTTAGCGTGATAGGTCAGCATAGCGTCCCGTCCCCCCTTTTGACGGACCCCCTTGATGATATTTCTGGGCGGGGATGAAGGGGGTTCTTCCCCGCCCAGTCACAGGTCGGCTTGTCCAACCCTCCTGTGAATTACCGCTTACGCTTCTGGATTTCCGTCTTTTCAAGACGGCCTTCACCAGAGCCCGCGCCAGCATCCATGTCCTTATAAGAGCCGTAGGTTTTGCCACCAGTCTTGCGAGCCGTGCGACCACCTGTGGCACCCAAAACCTTGTTCGGGTAGCCGCGACCTTCATAGACGTTCTCGCCATTCTCCTGCTTTTTCGGCAGACGCTTGGCAATGTCCGTCTTCTGCAACCGGCCCTCGCCCGAACCAGCACCAGCTTCCATGTCTTGATAGGACTTGGCTACTTTGGTGACACGGCCACCGGATTTGCGCGGCATCGCGCCAACTTGCTGTTGAGCGAGGAATTGCTGATACAGAGCGGCCAAGGCTTCTGGCGACTTCGTATCAAGTTGCGGGCTGCCAAAACCGGGCTCACGACCAATACCGGTACCAATAGGCATCGGCATTGGAACACTAGCAATCGGCATCTTAGGGCCACCCATCTGAGGATAGCCAAAACCGGGGTCACGGATTGGCATACCGCCGATGCCGGGTTGACCGATTTGCGGCGGAGCGCCCGGACGGTTCACATCGACAACTGTGCCGGGACGGCCAACACCCGGCATGGGAGCGTCAAATCCCGGTTTAACCATTGGCGGATTGCCGATACCGGGTTGACCGATTTGCGGATTGCCAAAACCCGGATCGCGGATTGGCATAGGCGCTGGGCGGCCCGGATTTGGGCCGCCAATTCCAAAGCCGGGGGCTTTTGGGGTAGCTGACGGCGGCATAATGGGCGGCTGCACCGTGATTGGAGCAGGGCGACCACCACCCGGACCAGCGGTTGTTCCAAGATTTGGCGAAACAGGCCCGCGTTGAGCCGCAGGGCGTGTTGTCGTTGTCGTTGTAGGTGTGACAGGGCGCGCTGTCGTTGTCGTTGTGACAGGCTGTCCACCCGCCGCATAGCCAGCACGGCCACCGCGCTTACGGCCCATCGGAGGAGCGCCCATGCCAGCCATCATTTCAGGCGGCGGCATCGGAGCGCCACCCTGCGGAGCAGGCGGCGGAGGCATCATGCCCGGAGGAGGACCGGCAGGCGGCTGCTGCATCTGCTGTTGGTCAGCAGGCTTTCCAGCGGCAATGACGATGTTGATGTTCGTCTTGCCCGAACCCTTCTTGCCACGCTTGCCACCTTCTTCAGCCATGCCACCACCGGCATAACCGCCGCAGGCACGCTTGGCCCGGCCACCCTTCTTGCGAGCACCTTCGCTGCTGTCACGCTCGCTCCAACCACGATAACGCGAGCCCCAGCCACTGAGCGGGGTTTCACGCACCAACCGGTTGATCATGCCGCTTTCTTCTGATGCGGCCCGTGGCGCTTCAACCTCACGGGTCATGCCGGTAGGCGAACCCATGGCATCCGTTTCATTGATCGTTGTAGTGCGGCGGCGCGGCGGCTCATTCATAAGTTCACGGCCAGACTGCTCTGGGCGCTCACCCGTGCCAATGTCCGCGCCGGGGCGGTCACGCGAAGACGGCGGCAGCGGCACGTTCTTGGGGCCTTCCGCAAGCTTCGTGTTGTACTTTTTGCCGTTCCACTCGAACAGGTCCATGCCGTTCTTGCGGGCTTCAGCAAATGCAGAGTTGAACGACTGACGGCCACCGGAAGCGCGACCAGTGCGAGCTTCCTTCTTAACCATCTTCTTGATGAGAGCCTTATCCATGGCTTCATCGCCATGTGCCTTGCCACCCTTCTTCATGACCTGCGTACCAAACTTGGAACGCATTTCATCAAAGGACGCGCCAGCCTTGACCTTGCCACCCTTCTTCAAGCCGGGGACCATGGAACCATTCGTGAATTCCAATGCGCGCGGGCTAACCATGCCAAGACGCGGGTCCATCATCATGGCTCCGCCAGCCTGCTTTTTGGCGCGGCCACCCTTTTTGCGGCTGTGGTACTGGCCATGCTTGTCTTCGTAGCCGCCGCTTTCTTCCCAATTCTTCATGCCGCCTTTGAAATATTTTTCTTGGGCGTTTTTGTATTCTTCGTCGGCCGCGCGGCTCTTTTTCGCGTATTCCGTCGATTCAGAGCGCATACCGGTGCGGCCGCCCTCTTCGCGCTTAGTGCGGCCACCCTTCTTGCGGCCAGCTTCAAGGCGCTTCAACTGCTCTGGAGTATAAAGATCAGAGGCTTCGACTTCACGGCTTTCACCGCGCGGCTTCACGCCTGTCGATTCACGCTCAATGAGCTTCTTCAGGGCCTCACGATCATACTGATCAACCTGCCCGCCTTCTTGGCGGCGAGTGCGGCCACCCTTAGCTTTGGGGGTGATTTCTTTCACGCGATAGCGGTATGCACCGTATTCATTGTCTCTTTTGTCCATCGCGCGATTGGCGCGGCTACGAGACGAGTACACGCCACCGTATTGAGTTCCATCCGGGTCAACAACTATAAACTGAGAAGGAGTTTTGGCTTTTTCTTCAGGAGAAGGCATGACACCGCCGCCATCCTCACGATGCGTGCGGCCACCCTTTTTAAACCCGCCAATGTGCTTCTTGCCTTCGCGCTCTTCGTTGGCATCCTTCACATTGCGGTTAATCTTGGCATCGGCATAAGCCTTCGGTGACATGCCACCAGCAGCGCGGGGCTTGCGGCCCATGTTGGCCTTGGCTTTCTCGCCAACAACCTTGCCACCCTTCTTAAAAGCGCGGCGCGAAATAGGGCGCGCACCCGTCTTAACATCAGCATTTAGAGGTTCGGCCTGCGTCCAATCGGACGAATCAACCTTGGTGTCTTTTTCACCAGCAAGCGACTTTGCTTTTGCTTTGAGGGCCAGACGGGCCTTACGCGCCATATCAGACATGACTGCTCCATGGAGTTAACCGGGCGTCCCCGGTGCCGCCTGACCTGCTGACTTGGGCGACATCAAGTCTTGTCAAAGACTAACATAAGTTTGCCACCTGTCACAGATGCTTATTGCGGAATGACACCGGGAACTGGTGGCATAACGCCATCTGGGGCAGGCTGCGGTTTGTTGACTGCCAACTCTTGCAAAGCGGGCTGAATCAACGGCTGGATCATCGCCATAGCTTCAGGATGTTGCAACACATCCTGTGCCAAATCGATCAACTGAACGCGCTCGTTTGACAACCGGTTCTGTCGATCCGATGCCATTTTCATCATCTCTTCGGAAATGCCAGATTGACCTTCTTGCATTTCGCGCTGCGCTTCGGCTTTTTTGAGTTCGATTTCTGCATCGACCTGCCGTGCGCGCGTCTGAGAATCCAGCATCCGCGCTTCGGCCGACATCTTGTCGCTTTCGATCTCCGCAAGGCCCTTCAGGATTTCTGGGCTTGGCTCGCCCATCTTTTCTGCTGGGATCATAAATTGCTGCGGGTTGCTCCAACCCATCGCTTGCAACGCAGCCGTGTCAACGGCGGTCGCGTCATAGAGAGACGGGTTTGCCATTGCCAACTGCTTCAGCGCCGACACCTTCATGATGCGCTGCGCTTGCGAAGCTGTGTTCGGATCAGCTTGCGGAACAAGGTCGCAATCTTCCAAAGCCTTCACAAAATTATCAACGGTCCATTCCATCGACGGCTTTTTGCAACGGCCAACGAAAGACTCAGGATGTTCTTTGAAGCAGCGCATAAGAAGCGCAAACTCTTCAGCTTGGGCTGTGTGCATACGCTTGTGAACAGCGTTAAGCACCTTGGTTGCTTGCTCAATCAGCGCCAAGGTTGTGCCAACCGGCATGTCTGCCTTGCCTTCACCGACCTGCGCTTCGGATGTTCCACCAATGCGCTGGCCCGTGTCTGCCATTTGCGTGACAAGGTTCATCAACGCGCCAGATGGCTCCTTATACGGGAGCGGCATGATGGCTTGCGTGATCGGCATACCGTTTGTTTTTACGAGTGCGCCGCCTCCGGGCGGGACGCGGAAGATGTTTGTGTTTTGACGCGCTCCCGTGTCTGCCATGAGGAAGCCGGGGAAATTGTTATACATTCCAGCGTCGAGTAGTTCACGCCATGCGGCAGTAATGGCGTTTGTTGTGTTACCAAGGATGTGGAGGAGTCCAATGTCGTAGAACCCAAGGCCCGGAACGAACGTATATTTAACAAAGTTAACGCGCGCTTCAGGAAGCTCCTGAGTTTCTTCGTCATAGTTCCTCACAATCGATAGAATTTCTTTTGAAGAGACATCAATCGTGACACGATACGGGATTTCAAGGCCCGTTTCTTTGCCCTTATATCGATGCTCAAACCCAAGAATGTCGAGTTCGCAGTAGCACTCGTAGATTTCGCGGTCACGGTCTTCAGGATTAAAACTATCCTGTGAGATACCCTGCTGCGACATCTTCTCTCTCTGTGCAGCGTTAGGATTTGCATAATCGGGAGTCGAGAGAGCAACGTCACGATATACACCAAGGATTTGCAGGCGCTTGACCGTCGATGGCTTTAGGTTCGTGCGGTGAGTAATGCGCTTGGCATTGCTTAGGTCTGTCGCAGCATTGTTGACGATCAAATCGTCAGCATCGACAGATTCTGACACCGGCCTGCCACGCAGAGGGCAGAAGTAAACTTTCTTGAACGAGGTGCCACCAAAGCCAAGCATGAGCAACATGCGGTCGGTGTCAGGGTAGTATTCTTTGGCAACGCTCGTCAGATAGTGGTTCATGTCACGCTGAAGAGCATTGGCAGTTTGGTCCTGCTCCAACGTGGCATAATTGCTGTCATTGCGAATTTTGACAGGGCCATCGGTCGGCAGAAGTTCAGAGCGAGCATTGGCTTGGAAGCGCAGCACAGCTTCAAGCAAGAGCGGGTGGCGAACCTTGCTCATGCCTTCGACGGGCGCACCATCTGACGCGCCTTGCACGCCGGGAATTTCAATCTTCAATCCCAGAAGCTTGATGCCTTGGGCGCGGTCTTCAATCCAGTCTTTGCGGCTGTCGAGGTCTTCTTTGATCGCGCGCATGAGGTCGCCGCTAATGCGGCTCAATTCCATCGGGGCAATCTCTTCAGCAAGATTGCGGAACCACGATGATGTGTCGCGCTCTTCACGGCTTTGCTCAATCGGCTTGCCGTCCATGGAAACCGTGATTGAGCCGTCAGCGTGCTGGATTTCTAGGATGTTGCCATCGGTATCAAATACAGGCTTGTCATCACCTTCGATGATTTCGACAATGACATCTTCCCCCTCGCCAGCAGGCTGCTCCTGCGGGAACAACTCGCGGATATTCGGGATTAGGCCGGGGGTCATGCTCATTGATCGTTCCCCTGTTGGGAGACTGTTTGCATTTCTGAAACAAAGCGCCGGATGCCTTGTTGGGCCGCTAGTGTATCGTTTTTTGCCATAATTTCATAGATGCGCGTCTCCGCATAAGGCGGCTGGCCCCATACGTTGACGCGAAATAATCCAATCTTCTGCGGGGTCGATTCACGGATGACATCGACCGTGGCATTGGCAAGAACGGGTTCCATTTTATCCCCCTTATATCAGGGTGCATTATGCCGGATAAAGAGGCTCCACGCTACTAGAGCCGCTATAGCGGAGATTAGCTTCCGCTTCTGCCGCCCACTCTTGCCCGCGAATCAATATGCCGATATCGCGTAGGTGGCGTAATGCCATCGATGCTGTATCAACCAAATCGTCGTGCTTTCCTTTGGGAAATTGGCCAACTTGGGTAATGACCATCTCTGCCCAACTCATATTTGGCGCGTAAATCAACCCCTCAGCGAAGAAATGCTGCACTGAGTACAGTCTGGCCATCTTATCTTGCGATTTAGGGTCAAACATCGTCACCCCAAAGCTCTCAAACCCGTAAAGACGCCTGATTTCTTGGGCAACAGAGTGTCCAGCGGCTTTATTTTCGATCAAAAGCTGGTCAACGCGCATATTTCGGCATGTTTGGCCCACTTTTGCGACCAATTCATGCAATTCGTACCTACCTTGCCACGCATACATGAGCATAACGCGGGGGTGGCTCTCAGAAAACGACCTCTCTGACCATCCGCCAATCTGTTTCATGTTCTGAGCGACCACATCGCCCGAAAAAACGCCCCAAATCGTCATAGCAGAGGGGTCATTTTCGGTTTTTGTGGTGTAGGCGGTGTCGAGACAGGCGATAATCATGTCCATATTGGGATAAACAGAGCTATCCCATGGCATCCACCAGTCTCTTTTGATGATGCCGCCGCCTTTTGGCTCTGGTCTTTGCTGCAACTGACCGGCCGCAGCCCATGGGCCAAGCTGTCTTTCTAGGATTCGCACTTCATTTGGCCCGAAACGCTCTGGCCAAAGCAGCTTTCCTTCTCGCTCTTCTAGTTCAATCTGTGCTTCTGGCCCGATGGGGACACGCCCGCCATCCTCATCGACTTCAACAAGGCAGACTTCCTCGCCATCTAGCTCAATACAGCCGCGCGGATCGTTCCAGATGACCGGTTCTTCCTCCAAATCATAACCTAAGATGGTCTGGGAATGCCGTTGCCACTCATAACGCATGGGCAAACACAGATGAGTCCAGTCACCTTGGTCTTTTGACAGGATGTGGCCGGTCAAATCCTCTTCTGACAGTCTCTGCTGGATGACAACAAACGCGCCAGTCTTAGGATCATTGAGACGGGTCGAGAGCGCGCTGTCCCACCACTCAATCGTGGCGGCAATGGTTGCCTCTGAGAAGGCTTCCTGCGCGGCGTTCGGATCGTCAACGATGATGATAGAGCCGCCTTCACCGGTCAGGGCGGACCCTACCGATGTGGCGAGGCGGGACCCGTTCATATTGTTGTCGAAGCGGGTTTTGGTGTTCTGGTCGCCTTGGAGTCTAAACCCTTCGCCCCACAGCTTTTGATACCACGGGCTTTCAATCAGACGGCGGCACTTGGTCGAATCGCGCAGAGAAAGCTGTTGGGCATAGGACGCATGGAGAAACTGCACTTGCGGACCACAGGTTGGCCCCCAGTTTTCTTTTGGTTGCGCCCATGTCCACGCTGGGAATGCCACGGACACCAGCGATGATTTGGCACAACGTGGCGGGATGTTGATGATAAGGCGGCGTATGTCACCGCGTGCCACGGCTTCAAGATGTTCTGCCACGGCTTGAATAGGCCAGCCATGGGTGAAGGTTGACCCATCGATGTAGGGCCACGCTTTCTCTAGGAAGAAGTAAAGGCTTTCCTCACAGTCGGCCTTGTCGAGTTCGGCCAGCGTAAGGTCGATATCTACTGGCTGGCCGTCGATATCAAGAATTGCCATGAGTGGTTCCTAAGAGGGCGTTCATTGCGATGCAAGCCGGTGGCCCCAGCATAACAGATAAGCCCGGAGCCGTGCCTTGTGTAGCTGTGGCCTTATCCTTTTCGTATTCGATGATGGCTTTTAGGGCGTTGGCCATTCTTACATTCTCTTCCATCAGCATGTGCATTTGATCAAACGCCTCACTCATTGCTTGGGCGGCGGTGAGATGATCGATGGCTTCGTTCTGGTCGATCTGCGCACCAAGGCGATTAATGGCGTTCATTGGTCTTCTCCGTTGTAAGAGACATGCCGATAGCTTTCATCACTTTGTCGAGCGTTGATAGCTTGGGATCAGAGGCCCCGCGCCAGCGTTCAAGTATCTTTGGGTTAATCCCGGCCCTTACCGCGACCTGCATGTAGCTAAGGTTTAGCTCATTCATGCGGATGAAGATGGCGCGGATAACGGGGTGAGCGTTATCAGGGATGGACTTAAACCGTGCCATTTTGAATTTCCTTCTGCTTTGTACGCCTTGCACGGGCTTCCTCCATTAGCTCTTCCCAGCTTGTTGCCTTTGTCGGTTCCCATTGCGCGCAAAGAGCGCCCAACCAATTCCCCAGATTACGAAGACAGTGACAGTCGTTACCAAGTCGGCATTGGCCGTAATTGTTGCGGAAGTATTCCGGCGGGAGGCTCACTTCCCCTCCAGCGCGGCGCGGGCAATGTGGAAATATTCAGCGTGAATGCTCCATGGCGGTTGTGATTTCCTTATCGGCATATCTTTTATTTCAAGCAGCGCATCGCGCAGCCGATCTATTTCATATGCCATGTCTTCTGCCAAGGCACACATGCACGTTTCGGCAACGCCGCAGCCTTGATTGGTTTTGCAGGAATGTTCTTTGATGATCTTCTTGTAATCAACCATCACTTCCCCTCCCCAAGTGCGGCGCGGGCATATTCAGCCACACAATCTTCACACCCGTCATACATCCATGCGCCATGCTTGCACTTGTCATGCTTTGAATGAACGCCGTCAGAGCGATATACGATTGCGTGTTCTCTTGGCGTATCTCCGTCCGCAATAGTCCGCAGCGCCTCGCGCAGCCGCCTGTTCTCTGCGGCTTGCCACTGCACAAGCTTATTCAGATGCTGAACGTCTGCGATCAGTCTGTTGATAACCTTTTCTTCTTTGCTCATTTGAACCAACACCTCGCACGCGTCTCATGGCGCTTGCCCGTCTTGTCGTTCTTCATCACGACATAAGCCGAGTTCGTTTTCACATCCCACGCAATGACGATCACGCCATAAGGCGCAAGTTGCGTCACCGTGATCATGTTGCCTTCGACATCCGCAAAGGCTTCGTTCCAATCGCCGCGTTCCCATTGGACCATCACCTGCCCCTTGGATGCGACCATGTAGAAGCGGGTGCCGTCAGCGGACACGCATTCAGTGTTGGCGGGTTTTGCCAATGCAGGAGCCGCCATTAGTGTGGCAGCAAGTGCAATAACCTTACGCATTCTCTCCCCCTTCAAAACAATCGCAGCGCCACATGAGGACAGACCACATGCCATGAGTTGGCCCAAGGTCTGCCACCATCATCCAGCCATTACGATGGTGCTGTTCGATGTCAGCAAACTTGGCATATCGAAACGTGCCAGTGCGAATGGGCTTCATCTCAACCCTCGTGGTATTCGCTGTAGGCTTGCTCGACAGGCTCTTGCTCTTGGCGCAGCCGGTGAATGTATCGCACCAACGCGCCAGTCACGTCAGCATCAAGAGCAATCACATCATTGTCTGGCGTGTTGACTGCCAGCCAAATCTGATAGCCGTCGAATGATGCATAGACTCCGTCACCAAGGTATTCTTTCTTAGAATGGGCCACGTTCTTCACTCTCTCTCGCTTGCGCTCTAGCGACGATTATCTCGCACTCATTCACAGCATAGCTGATCAGTCCAAGCTCGTGGCGCGTCAGGTTTAACTTGCCAGCGCCTTTTTGAAGTTCATCGATGATGGTGACACCATCGGCTTTGCCGCTATCGTATTCCAGCGTCAGAGTGTGATCTTTCCCGGCGTCATTGCGGCGCAGTATTTTAAGTTGAAGCATTACGCGAACTTCCTCGTTGCTGCCGGGGTCATGTGTCACACGGTAGGGTGAGCCACGCATAAGTAAATCCTCGATTGCATCTAATTTTAGTGCCATCTTACTTCTCCTTATCGCCGTCGATGACGGTTAGCTTAGGTGATGAGTTAGGTGTTCGTTCTTTAGAGGTAGGCCAGCCCAAAGCTTCGCAAATATGGTCTGGGTATTGGCGGAGCAGTTCATCGCGCTCCCGTGGTGTGCCTGTCATTCATCACTTGCCCTCCCCAAGTGCGAGTGCCGTGCGGATTTTGTTTGCTGTTTCTACATCATCGATGGCATCGAAATAATTCATCACAATACTCAGCACCTCGCGCAGCCGGTTGATCTCAGCATCCTTGTCACTGTCCCCACGGGGGTAGTGATACTCCCAGTCTTTAGGGGCCGCGCCACAAGTGGGGCATGGTTGTCCGTCAATCCACTGCATCGTTCCCCTCCATGAGCGCATTGATAGCGACCTTCTGCATGTCGTATTGGGCTATGTGTTCGAGCATATGCCGCCATGCTTTTGGTTCGGCTTCCATGAGTGCGGTCTGCACCCAGAATTGAATGTCTGCTGCTGCGATCTCCCGCAGTGCGTCCCTAAGCCGGTCAATCATGTCGGCCGCGTCAGCCCGCAGGTTTGAGTCAAAGTCATATCCATCTGCCGCCCGGAGTAGGACGGTAATATCAACTTTGCTCATGCTTCACCCCCGCGCCACGCCCTAAAGTCCAGTTCACAATGCCACGAATTTCTTTGTTGGTTGCGGTCCAAATCTCGCCCGTGTCCGTAATGATCACGGTCCACATCAAGTCATAGTCCGGCCCGTAGTCGATAGCGGCAATGGCATAGCCTTCTCCCTTGCCAATGACGAACATAGGGATGGGCGGATTAAGCTGGGTAAAGCTCATGGCGCATCCCCCAAGGCGACGCGCATCATCCGAACCCGTTCTGGGTTGGCCCGAACCCAATTCACAAGCCGCCCCATGGTTTCGCCTTCTGCTGGCACGGCTTCTTTGAATTTGGCTCGCTCTTCATCAATTTTAGCTTTAGCTTCCTCTGACATGCGGCGAACGTCACCGACCATCATATGCGGGGGTATGGCATCCATCAGCGCCATGCACCGTGCCACCCATTCAAGTTTCTCATCCTGTAGCTGCTCTACAGTCTCCTCAAACTCATCCAGCCATTCATTCAAATTATCGATAGCTTCAGCCGCCTCTTCCTCAATCGGCCAAACCTCATCTTTGCCCTTGGCTACTTTAAGGAGCCGCGCCACAAGGTCAGTCATCACTTTTTCCCCCGCTTAGATTTAGCTTTGGGTTTAGGAGCCGCCTTAGTCCGCCCCTTGGTTGGGGTCTTGGTCCGGTGCTTCTTAATGACCGGATTATCCGCATAGTGGGTGAAAGGCTTAGGCCCCTGCTCAGTCACCACCCCACCAATGGCATTGGCATAGACCTTGGCTTCTTTGAGCAAAGCCTCGTCCCCGGATGTCTCGCCAAGAACAACGATAATCTCTTGCGCCCGTTCCAAGGCCCGACACAAATCCCCGATCAAAGCGTCCCTAGCCCGAAGCTTCCCATCCAACTCAACAGCATCACTAGCCAGCCGGACGTTCTCTTCCTCTAACTTCCAATACTCATCCCGTAAGCCAACCAGCCTATCAAAGAACTTATCCTTCCTAACCATCACTTGCCTCCCGCATTCTTGTCACGGCGGCGCTTAATCTCACCAACAATGTCATCGATGATGGCGCGACAGCCGCCCGGCTTCCCAATCGTAATGCTCGTCAATGGCTCATTCATAATCTGATCCACCGCATTCAAGGCATCCGTATATGCCTCCCAAACATGCATCTTCCGTTGCGAGTCTAATCCCCACAACTCCTGAACATCAGAAGCCTTTACCCAAACCTCGCCCTCAAACTTGCAAGTCCGTTATCCACAGTGGGGGTTGGTCTAAAATGCCAAAAATTTTTCCGGAATATGTGGGGGGATTTTCCGGAATTGTTTGGGGAGGTGAAAAGGGGACCCAGAAATTTTTTTGGGGGAAAAATTTGAGGGAGGGGAAAAGGGACCCGAACACGCCCCGGCCCTTTTGCCAGCGGCCCCCCGGTGGTCAATCTGTGCGGGACCCTGCGCAATCGGGCGTTTTTGTCGGAAACGAGCTGCCACCCCATAATGGGGTTGCCACACGGAATCGACGCGCGGCCTTGTGGCATGGCATGACGGGGCAATGGCATGGCATAAAGCGGCTTTACGTTGCGTCACCCCACCGTGCTACCGTTTAGGGGGGGGTCTAGTATTGGCCCCCGCATGGCATGGCATGGGCTTGATTTGTAAACGTGGATTAATCAAGCGGGGCTTGATTTGTCATCCTTCCCCGCTGGCATTGGCACGTGCCACTAATAGCAGATTGCGAAGCTTATCCCGCTGATCCGCGTCTAGGTCCCGCGCATTGATTGTCACATTATTGACCGTAACAGGCGTCCCGTCCGCCGCCGCCTTATCCGCGTATTTGCTAGATATCTTCCCCGCCATGCGGAATCTCGTCTCAATTCTTAGCTTTGCGCGCGCAATATTGGCATGATTCACAATAGTTTCACCCGTTTGGGCGTTTTGTATCACGTCCCCGGCCGCGTCATCCGCTATTGCTAGGCATTGATCAAATAGAACATCCGCCATGCTTTCGCGCGCGTGGCGGTACGATTCAGCGAAGAGGGGCTCTTTTGCGAGCCAAAACAAAACCGTGCTAGGCGGCGGGAATTGTTTTTCTCTGCAAATATTGGCTAGGGCTTCCCCGTTCGCCATACGGTCTAGGATGATAGGGATCAATTCATCCCTATTGTATAGAGCATGACCATGAATCATCCCTTGCCGCTTTAATTGTCCCTTGCGGCCTTCCGCTTGTCCGCGTTCTCTTATGTCCGCCCATACTAGGGACTCTTCCGCCGCTTGGGCTTTGTCCCTTTCCGCGCGCCATGCGGCCTTTTCTTCAGGAGTCATCCGCCGCCTTCGCTTGGGCTTTTCTTCCCCGCTTTGCGTGGCATTGTCCCCCGCCGCTTTCCGGCCTTTGCGGGGAGTCAATTCCCGCGCCATACGTGCCGACTCTAGCGGTAAATCTAAATGCGAATCCGGTCCCGCGTTTTTTGTCATGACAAGCGGCCCCCTTGCCCCGCTTTTCTATTCATAAACCCATGATAACATTGAGAAAAAACTAAATAAAGGATGGCATATTGCCACCCGTTGCAAATTGCTATAAGGGAAACAAGGGGCAATATCGCCCCCTATGTCATGCTAGGAGTCTAAATATGTCCCGTTTCGTTTTTTCCGCTGAAGCGCGCGCGGCCTTCCGTTCTGCTATCACGTCTCACCCCCAATGGGAGTCCTATCGAGTCCGCAATGGGCTTTCCGCCGCTTCCCTT